GCCCCAGCAGTGGTATAAGTACCGCCACCCTTCGCCGCCAGCACCACATCACTAACCGAGCTATCAATTACCCACCCGTCAATAGCAGAGTTACGATAAACCCATATCTTTTGGTCTACATCACCGTGCATAATTCCAAGCCATGAGGTGTCGTACACCTTGAGCACATTATTATCTGTGTCCATGTGCAACTGACCTGTAACAGCAGATCCGGGGCTTGCCGTGCCACTAAATGAAGACTTTAGCGCCGCAAAGTTAGCCTCCATGTTTTGCAAGTCAGTAGCTGCATTGTGAGCGCCATCATATGTATTGTCGGTAAAAGTTTGAGCCATGGGTTTAACCTATTGTGCAAATTTTAATTCAAAGTGTTCGACTAGGGCGTTGGTTGCTATACTTGGGTCTGTTATCTCAATTTCAAGCTGAAAGTATCGGCCTGAAATAATGGCGGTCATTAATTCAATTTTATTAACGGTGTTTTCTGTTACTGCTGCATCACCATAATTAACTGCCATTTTAACCTGGGGCGCTTCAGTGAGTAAAAATATATCCATCCAGCGGCGGTCAATGTTGCCCTGGTTCCATGTTGTGCCATCTGGGAAATGGTCATCCCAAGTAGTACCACCACCAAGGACGACAATATCAGCCAAGCAATAAACAAGATACTCGGCAACTGCCCCACGGTCAAAGACAACGCTTTTATATGTGCCTGTTAAGACATCACCAGTATGTGAACATTTTAAATACTCCTCAGTGTTATACGTGGTCGCTTCAGTATTAGAATGGGTGCCTGTTGAATAGTCGCCTGTTTCCGTATTAGTTACAGTGTAGCCTGGTGGAGGATCAGCCAGGGCAGCGGAAGCGGAAGCAGGAGAGTTACCGTAAATCCCGTTATTCCTAAACGTATTCAGCCAAAAAGTATGGCTCCCAGGCTTAACACCGACAAGGGAAAGGTTCGGCGCTTTCAACTGAGCCATGAATATACCAGCGTCCCACGACAACCCAACCCGATATTCGTAAGCGTCCATATCAGTCTCAAGGAGGCGGTTAGAGAATAGATTGACGGTGTTACTATTGACCACCACCTCTAAACTACCAACTGAGCTAGGTTCGCTATCTAATCCGTTAACGATATGGCTGATTAGGTAATCCTGAGCATCAACTGTTTTCTTCCCCCAGATATTCACCGTTTTCAACCGGACATAAAGCGTTTCCCCTTCCTCAACAGGCTCAATACTAAAATCTGCTGTGGTATCAAACTGGTGTTCAAATGTTACATTATCGTATGAAATCCATACTTCAATATGATCGTACCAGGCATAATTGGAAGGAGGGGTGAAGGTAACTGATAATCTGGTGTATGTTCTGAGGCGCTCGTTATACTGTGACTCTGTAGCTGTAACGGAATAAACAGGTGGCACAGCATCATTGGGGTTAGGTAAAGCGCATTGATACATGCCTTCTGTGTTTAGGTTGTAATCGTCATCATACAATGCAACATCTTCATATTGCATAGACAAGTCAACCAGGCCATCGGTGCGTATCGTTGTCCCTGTTACCCTCATTACCTGGCCGCTTAATGACATTGCGGTACTGGTCAGGGTTACAACGTCATTTTCCTCTAACTGCAAACAATCATCACGCCCGGTCATGGTGACGGTACGGTCAAGCTGTTGCCGCTCCAGGTTGTAAACGGCTAAATCTGCGGCCTGTTGCCTGTTGGTGCAGCCTGTTAAATCAAGGTCGTTTACCTGGCCAAGCTCATCCCCGACAATGAAATCATCAACTACATACTCTCTATCAGGGTCTACAAACTTAACTCGCATAGCCTCAGGCCTGCCAAAAAGAGGCGGCTGACTCATGGTTATTTGAGCACGCTCGTCACTGTCAACGGCTATATGCTCGTCTGTAATATCCATCACAACTGCATTGCTTGAATCATTCAAGTCTGTAATCTTCAGATAAAACTTGCCATCATACCAAACCAACTTCCCCCTGAAATGCCGAGCCATTAAGTTGATTATATCAAGTGCTGGTTTTGCCTCAACAATGGTAAGGTTTAGCGTCCAGCCCTTTGACTCACAATAATCTGCGACATCTCCCCATGAATCAGTATCAATTAGGCTTGCATCTTTACCCAAACCATAACGGGTATTGGTCATGTAATCGTATAAACATAAAACAGGGTTGTCAGACCAAACCTTAGCGCCGCCGACACGGAAGTCATATAATTTTAGTCCCTTTACCTCAAGTTGTCGTTTGGGCAGGCCATTGAAATACTCCCTGTCATAATGGAGTTTCCAAACAAGGTATGCTGTGTTGCGGTAATTATCGGTATGTTTTGCTATTGCAGCGGAAAGGTTGGTATCTACTGTTTGTGTATCGGTTCCTGAGTGGAACCAATACTCTACGTTTCCGGTGCCAAAATCAGATATTGGTTGCCCATTTAATTTCAGGTCAATGATGGAGTCAATTTCACCTTCACAGATGGAATGGACAATCCACATGTCTTTATTGTCATCTCCAGCAGACTCCATAAACACATCATTACCACCAACATATTGTTGGCCATAAATGATTCGCACCGGCTCCTGGGTGCTGCGAGTGTTACCCCTGACCTTTTGGCCATACGCTGGATCTTCTGGGAAATCCTCATCTGGGCGGGTGAGATATGCAATGGCGTATGAAATCAAAGCAGCAATTAAGGCTTTGACAATAAACCCGATGATAGCAGCGATACCAAAAGGCATTATTCACCACCCCCTTGCTCACGTCCCCACCATACCTGTGCATCCATGATGGATGGCAACCAGCGATATCCGCCGAAATTGGCAGTATTGCCCAAAGCAGCGCAGCGGGTATATGTTCTATCACAGTGAGTTTCAGCGCCTGAGTATTGGCAGTAATCACCCTTGAATATCTGGTATCGGCATGAAGCAGAATGAAGTCCCAGAGTTGTCTGTGACCATTGCGCAAACTGGTTTGTTATGGTGACGGATAAAACGCCTTCCGTGTTAATATCCCATTGCCCAACCTCGCCCATAAACAGGGTTACAGGATTGCTAATTATGGAGTTATCAGAATCAAGCAATGCCAAGTCAATTGAAACACTTGAGCCTTGAGGGGTGCCACCGACAAAGGCAGGGGTGAGGTAATTGTCGAAATTATCCAGCTCAATATTAACCTGATCTACAATCTGCCCACCACCATAAGAGATTACACCACCGTCAATTCCCCTAGGCTCATATCTGATTGAATCAGATACCAAAGGAATATCGCAATCGGTAAAGGCGTAATCTGTCCCGTCTATGGTCATTAAATACAGCAGGAATGGCCGTATTTCTCCACTACGAAGGGCGGCTACTATTTCAGGGGTGAGTGCTCTCATTCGTTAAGCAACCCCACCAAGCCTAAACCAGTATTAGCGTAGCAGATAAGGGCTGCAAATTGCGTCATGTCCAGGGCATCATCTTTGAACCGGCAATGAACCTTGAGCCGTGCTGTAAAATCGCAGGTAATTTGTGAGCCATCAGCAACGGCTGCAACCATAGTCAACAGATCGGCACCGTCAGCACCACCAGATGCGGTAATGGTGTAATTAGTTACTTCTATCTGTAATAAGCCATCAACGTATATGGCCATGTCTGTTCCCAATTTGAACGGCAAGTTATACAGTACTGTGGAGCCATCACCAGTACCAACATACTCACCGGCATAGGTGCGGATAAACGGGTGAAAGAAGTTGAACGCCTCAAATGATCCTTTCCTGGCTAGGTAGAAATCATATAAAGTTTTCAGGTGGGTTGAATTGCGAAGGGTATATTTTAGGCCAAAATTGCGCCTTGGGTAGAGTCTCTTTTGCTTGCGTGACTCTGTGCCATTATCAAATTTATTAATCAATGTGGAGAACTCTGTACCCTCTTCAAGAGGATTAATAGCAGGAACACCGCCAACTGAATCAATTATGTCTGGAAACGCTGCCATATTATGCTACCACCGTTTTCATAGTTGCCCTTAATCCCTGGTTGCCAGCTTGCATGGCTTGGAGTATCGGCCCGACAATAGCCCCAGGATTGCGTTTGGTGAGGTCTGCGAATGATTTAGCGTCAACTGCTTGTATCTGTACTGTTACGTTTTGCGCCTGTTCCTGGCCGCCTGTAGTCTCAACGCCGAGCTTTCCAGATGCGCCACGCTTTAAAGGTAGAATAGCCTCTGGGCCTGCTTCACCCATAACATTGCCACCATTAGCGTAGAATGATGTTGGCTGGCTCACGACAGAACCGGAATAGGCAGAGATACCAGCACCTGAAAAGACGTTACCTTTTGCGCTATGCGAGTTCCAGTAGCCGCCACTTGCTGAAAAGCTGCTTGTGCTCCCCCCGGACGTTGCCGCCCCTGTAGCCGCACCAGTGACAAGGTTAGTCAAAAAACCGCTTAGAAAACTAGCAGCTGGTTTCGCCACAGACATCCTAACTATCTCTGAAGCAATAGATTTCAGCACGTCCATGGCAATATCGCCAAAGCTCTTTGCTCCCGTGCTTGCAGCTTCAAAGGCTCTTACGAAACCATCCTCAAGTCTACCTGAAACAGTCTCGCCCACGGTCTGTACTTGCTGAAGGAAAGAGTTGGTGTAATCTGCGCCTTTCTCCATGTCATCTTGCAGGCTTTCAAGATATGCCCTTCGTTCTTCAGGGGTAATCATGTTATCTTTCATCAACGAATAGGTACGGGCTGATTCTTCATTGTATTTCTGGACTGTGGTAGTACTTGCAGCCTGTATTTGCTGAATGTATTGGAGTTCCTTCTTATAGCCCTCAAGGAGTATTTTTTCGTCTTCAGATGGTGTCCATACTGGGACATCTTCCATGGTGCCTGGTGCGGCTGGTGCTGGCGGTTCTTCTCCTTTCCTGTACCCACTTGTCCCACGCTCATACCCTGGAAAATCCTGTTTTACTCGTTCACTAAGAGCACGTTCCCTTTCTTCCCATACAATTTGTGACCTTCGCTTCTCTAGTTCACGAATCTCTGTTCTGAACTCCTCCATTTTTGCATCTCTATTGCTCGCCCTGGACAGCCCGTAGACTTCAAGGCTCTCGTATAGCTTATGGAGTTTTTTGTTTATTTTCGCCTTCTCAGTGTCAAATGTTGATGCCCATTCCTTTAATTCTTCGGGGTTCATCATCATAAACTTGCTTAACGATAACCTTCCTGCGCCCACAGCTTTCCATCCACGCATAGAGGCTGCAATATTTAGAATTGCCTCCCCTGTACCTTTTGCAAGGCTCAATACGTCAGTAAAGAAACCAATAATTTCTGCTTTGTTCTCTGTTACAGAAGTGGCAAACTCAGCAATAGAATCAGCAAGAGAAGTGGTTGAACCTGTTACATTGTTCGTGTCTGCGACAATGGAGCCAAAGGCGTTCTTTAACTCGTTCATTGCCCTGGCCACGGTCTTTGGCATCTTAGCAAAATCCTTCTCTACATCCTCGCCCATCTTCTGCATTGCTTGAACTCTTCACCAGCCAACACACCAGAGGAAAGGGCTTGGGTATATTGCAGCATGAAGGAACTTGCCTCTTCTGTGGATGCACCAGAGACAACCAGGGACTGATTAAGCAGTGTGGATATATTCAGAAGTTCTTGAGATGATACGTTAAGAGATGAAAGGCCAAGCCCTAACTTGGCTCAAATAACTCAGCCTGAACCTTTGCAAGCTCTTCTGTGGAATCAGTGACCAGTTTTAAACGGGAATTGATATTGGTGTAGGTGTCTGCAATCTTGACAAGCTGAGTAACACCATAGGCAATGGCAGCGCCAGAAAAGGCAGTGCCGAGTAACCTGGCTGATTTGGATAGACCAGAGAAAGACTTTTCAAGCCTCTTGGTCTTGGTGGTGGCACGGTCAGTTTTTCGCCCAAACTGAGTAAGCAAATTGTCAAGCTGCTTAACTCCCCTTGATGCGTTCCGTGTGTCTATCTCCACCACCAACTTTGCCATTACTTCTCCTGAGATGCTTTGTGCTGCTCTGAAATAACGATGTTACCCAAGTTTCTCACGTCAACGCTAAAGTCTAGCTGTTCACTCTCTGCAACTCCAAGCCTATCCATTATCCAGTTAATAAAATGGCCGTCCATGGCCACCACTCCTGTCCCGCCAACTATTAGCTGGTCAGAGCATAGGGAGTATATTTTAACTGTGGCAGCGTTGTACTTATGAACCCCTGGGTAGCAGGCTGAACATGGCGGTTCTGAATCGTAATAGGCTTGCTTGCAGATTTCACAGCTTGTCCGTTTTGATTCACTCAGCCATACCCCCAGGGCTTTTAGTTTTCCGTTGCAGCCTTCTGTTCTTCTTCCACTTCGTCGGCAAGGTCAGCAAGGCAAGTATCAATCCAATCAAAGAAACTCGTCTTGCCATCTTCCGTCACAATGGAGAACTCAGCGGCTTTTGCAATATTGGCAGGTGTAAATTTAAGAGGTCGTCCACTCTCATCCTCAAAGTTGCCCCAGCCGGTCAAGCCTTCTTTGGCTATTTCCTTCTTTCTCTCAAGGCCAGATATAACCCCGACAACCTCACCATTCTCAACCCTGGTTGAACTTGTCCGGTCAATAATCTCAGCCAGGACATTTGGTTTTATGTGGCGCAGGATAATATACCCGCCGTCTGGATCATTTGGTACTTCAAAACGCTTAGTCACTTCTTTAGTCAATCGCATAGTATTCCCTTATGTTTGGTGGTTATACGTAAAAAGGGCTTCACCTGCATAACCACCAAGGATATACAGGCTCCACCCTAAAAGATTAGCAGTCATCAGTCCAGGCGGTGGAAGCTGTCTGTGGAGTAGCGCCATGGAGCGCAGTGGTAGATATGCCTGAGAAGTCTCCAAGGCTGGCCTCGTCGCCCACATCCTCAGTGAACACAATCGCACCAGCGGCGACCGACTCAGCTTGCAAATAAAGGGGATCATTCCCGCCAGCATAGTCCAGAATAAGGGTGTCACCTGCCTCGAAACCTGCACTCACAAAATCACTTGCGGATGTGGTAAGTGTGCGGGTTGCGGCTACATAGCTCAAGTCAGTGCCTACCTTGTGGGCAATAAACAGAGTGAACGCTCCACCAGGCATGTAATCTAGTGAGCCTGTCCACAGTTCGTTCGGGCTGGCCACATTAGGGTCAGTGAAGGATCCTATATATAAACCTGAAGCTGGGTCACTGATAAGATCAGGAGCTGAGAAGTCACAACCTTGCTTGACATAAAGACGGATATCAGTCAGCTTGGTAGAGTTCAAAGCAGCGTCCTGGAATGTGGTCAAGGTAGGATCGCCAGGGATAAAGTTATAATTAACAGTGGTGGTATCATACTCGCCGCCTGAAGGAACCTTGGTGGCGATACGGTTTCCCATCTCGCTCACAGTGAGCACGGTCATAGTGAATCCCAAGCAAAGGCCCATACCTTGCAGCCCTCGCACGGTTGCTTCGTCGCTGGTAGCTGGATTAAGGACAACTGCGCTATTTTGTGCAACAACGAAATTTACGGAATTTGATTTAACTGCCATGGTTATTACTCCTGTTTAGTTAAGGATTGCACAGCACATCACTTCCGCCGTACACATATTGATAAGGTATTTGTAAAACTTGCTGAAAATAGCCCTCTATCTCCCCCACCGTGTGCAATTCTGCCCCGGCAAATGAAATAAAAGAAACGGTCTGGTTACTAAGCAGCGCCGCTAACTCTGTCGCTATCGTTCTGCTGCGCTGTGTTCCTAAGCCTCTTGCTGTGTAAATATCAATTAGCATTACACCTTGGGTCAAGCTTTGGATTTCACCAAGGGCTAGGGTCTCTGCTTGGCCGCTCTTATCCCTGAGAGCTATAAATTCTGGGGCATCTTCAAGCAGTCCAACATTTTCAAACTTAGTCGGAACAGTTGTAAAATTTACATCCAAATAGGTTTCGGTCACAGTCCTAACGCTGGTGAAGTCAATCAAGGCCATTATTTCACCGCCTTCAATCTGCGTCTTATCCCTGAGCGCATTACTTCGCGAGTAGCGGCAACATCACCATAAAGAGCGTCTACCTTCTCGTTATACTCGTCTACGCTATTGCTCACTATTACAGAGTTATTCCTGGTGATATCAAATAAAATATGTTGCGGCCTCAAGCCGTAAATATCCTGCCCTTTCCTATGAGCCTTGCCCGTCTTCTTTAAAGCAGGGGTTAGTGCCAAGGGTCGGTCAACCGATAGATTCCACCCAGCACGATACCTGCCCGTATCAACAGCAGACCGAGACGTAACAAACCCTAAGCCTTCAATGGCAGTATTCTCCATTGCCTTGTTTACCTGGCTGGCAACGGCTTGGAGTTCTGCGTCTAATTGTTGGCTAAATGATCGGCTCATTATTCTGGCTTTCTCTGTATGTGGCAAAAGTAAGCGGCTTGATATTGATCTGTGATTACTGCGACAATTCTATGGGTAGTGCCGCCATTAGGTTTGATTATAAACCAACCCTCTGCGGGTTCAACACTTATATCGTCCCCGGCAATAATCGCCAGTTGATGTTCTTTTATATAACTTTCACTTGTGGCCTCTTCGCTCTGGATCTCGTCAAAAGCCACAAGTAGCGAATGGTCAGCATAAGTCGGGGCCATTGCGCCAGTTGTGGTGTTGTAGCTTTCTCCTGTCACCTGTCGGACAGTGGACACACCAATTTCAGTGGAGAACTCGGCTACCAATTCAGTGGCCAGCTCTGCCATGTCAATGCCAAATGTCATACCCTGGTTAACCTGCTGGCCTTGGCCACACAATAAAGGGACATGATGGAATCAATAGATTCAAGGGGATTCCCCGAAGCAGCCGCCCCGGATTCTGCCCACTTAACCGTCTTCAGCATTGTGCCTAGCTTGCCTGTCTCTTCTGTTTTTCGACCAACTTTATCAGCGACCGCCACGGCTGTATTTAACACGCCTATCCTGTCGGCATCGGCATAATAAGCACAAGCCCGCTGAAGGTCATCGTCAAGAGTTGTGGTATCGTCCCATTCAACATCAGCACAAATCCATTGCGCTTGCATATGAACCGATGCGTTAAAGATATGCGCTGTCTTTTCAGGGTCAGTTAAGGCCAACCAAGCAGCAGAAAGCGCATTGTAAGTATCGCTTTCTGCTATGGTTATGAGATTTGTAACCGCCATTACTTTATACCCTTAATCTCTGCTATCTTAGATTCAAGCTCTGCTATCTTAGATTCAAGCTCTGCGACATACTCGTCGCGCGGGTCAACAGGGATAGATATTTTCCCCGACATTGCATTAAGTTCATGGAGTGGCGGGTTTACTGGTAATTTTGCTTTACTCTTTTTACGGGGCATAACATTCCTCAGTGGTTTAAAATAATGCTTGTGGTTTTTACACCACAAGCCATTTCAACTAATTGTTGTGAGTCAGAAAGGCCAGACCAACTTTCTTACGATCCATTACGCGATCCCAGTTAGCAGCCAGAAGAAGCTCTGCAAGTGTAGCAGATTCATCGGAAACCGTCGTGGAAGTAAACTGATAACCAGCAGGGTGGATAATATCAGACCGGCGGGAATGAACGATGTCCTCACCGCCACCGTTACCAGAGCTTTGAACCCGCTCCATCTCGGATGGAACAGCCACTTTACCTTCACCAAAACCAAAGGCCCCGGCAGAAAAAAGAACGGTGGTATATTTAGGTGAGTTAGTCCCGGCAGTTACGGGGCAAGAGTCATCAACAACAACTCGCAAGCCCATATAAGTAGGGATATTTACCTCGCCCCGTGCATCGGGGATAAAGTCAATCAGGTTGGCTTTACGGAGAGTGGTATAAGTCACAGAGTGCATGGCCATAGCGGTAAACATGCCCTGATGGTCTCCTGCGGTCTGCATTGCGTCCAGGATATTGGTGCCAGCAATGATGTTGGTGGTGGCAGGTGATGCCACATCAGAGTAAATATCAACAACCATATCAGAGCTATCATTGGCAATGTTATCAGCCAAGATACCAAGATAGCTGGGGTGGAAAAATCGGTAGGGTCATCGTTTACATAGTTCGGCTCGGTTGCGGTATTGACGGGTTTGATAAAAGGCATCTCGCCAATACGGCCACCAGCGGAAGCCTGAGATGTAAGGTTAGCGTTGGGGACCATTACGCCAGTATTAAGGAAAGCATTACGCTCGGTGAAAGTTTCAGCGGCACCAGCGGCAAAGGTTAGCGGCTCGTACAAATTAGCAAGGGCGGTTGAGGCCATGGTATTTTCTCCTGGATGTATTGGGCATAAAAAAAGGCCGCACAAATCTATTTAAAGATCCATGCGGCCCTAAGCCGTTCGACAAGAGGCTTAACCCCTCATCTCATTGATTTTTCCCACCAGCCTAGCCGGTAGGTTTATGTTTAGCTTATAGCGTAACCACAGTTACACATAATTGTCAAACTATTTATTCCCTATATACCCACCGTGGAAGTTCCGTATGCCTCGCTTTAGCATTACTCCTGGTAACAATCATGGGAATATACTTTAAATTCATGTTCCTTACTCGCTGAAACAAACTAAAATCGATAGTCGGACTTGCGCCAAAACTGTTAACATACCTATCATGTCTCAACCTCTCACATGGGTAGTAATTAACAGCGTTGCTCATCGCCCTAAAATCATCGACGTTAACTTTTTTGTACGTTATATCTTTAGCTGAAATACCAAGAGGATCAGTCACCATCTCAAGAATATCTATGATAATAGATTGTATATGGTCTAACACATATGCCAAATACTTAGCCATTCGCTCCCTGACATCCATAGATATATGATGACCGCCATAGAAATATGAATACTTTATCCCCCCGCGTCCCAAACCTACAGATCTTTTCTCGAAACCAATATTACACATCCATGTGTCATTCACCCACGAACCCATAAACTTATCTTTGCGTCGTTCTAGCTCTTCCCACCCTTCATCATGTTCCAAGAAACTTAGCACAAGATTAATATCATCATCATTGTATGGGTGGTCAGTATTCCAATCAGAAAGTAGATGCAATTCGCAATAGTGCTGGCTTATTTTCTTGTCTATGAAATCCACAATATTACCCAACCTGACAACTTCATCACATAATGGCATTACGGCTGCCTTTAGCCTTTCCTTTTTATCCAATTCTTTTAATTTTATTCCAGTAGAATTCAGCGCCCCGAACACCGAATATTGCATAACGACACCAGATGCCGACTTGTACTCTTTGTCAATTAACAATTCCGCGCCAAAGCCACTACTCAAAGCAACACTAGCCATAACACACGGCCTGCTCATCGACGATAACTCCACCCCACCAGACAAATCAGCAAGTAAGCCAAGTAGCAAGCTCATTTCTTTGGTTTCCCTCCCTTTTAGGGCTGTTATGGAAAAGACAATCCCGCTATCACAAACAACACCTGAACCCATAAGCCCTGTTATCGCCGACACCATCGGCACACTGAGATTTCCGCACAAGTCAAGGTTTACAGCGTCAAGAAACACACCGTCTTTTACCATCCGCTCCCCAGCCCTAGCCAGTTCTGACCCATAAATATTTACATTAGGGTATGTCTTGCGCCATGGAGCCGTTGCCAGCAATGCAGCGTTTTTATCTATTGCGTAAAGATTTTCTTCTCTAAACCCAAAAGATAAAGCAACAGGGATCTCTAGCCCTTCTTTGCTTGGGAGAAACCCAACTTTAGCCGTATCAACGTCATTGACATTCTCAGCAAAACACCGCCACACGTCTTGCCTGTACTTCTCTTTGTCACACGTCTTGCCTGTACTTCTCTTTGTTTGGGAAATCGTAGCCGCCGTTAGGGGCAATTCTATCGTGTGACATTTGCGAAACCTCCATCAAGGGTTATCATCTCGGAGAACGTGGCACGGCTGGAGAGATGAAGTCCAGCCAGGGAGCTACCCTTTGCCACGAGTACACACTATACTAACATGATGAATCTAACAAGCTATTTATTCCCCTGTTCTGCAAGCTGCTTTGCAAGGTCTGGGCTTGACTTCCGTAATGCGGCTTGCTTGGTCAAGTTCCAATCAGGGCCACGTTTAAAATACTTGGCTTGGTCATTATCACCAACGGAGCTACTCCCCTGACCACCACCACCTGAGTTAGCAGGTACAAAGAATCCTTTGCCCTCTTCCTTGCGCCATTCTGCAACGTAATCAGCGACAGGCTTATCTCCGATCATAAAAGCCCCTGTATCCGAGGTGGTGATCCGATCTTTAATCAGCAGGGCCACGGCATCGCCCATGCCGTCGTTCACCTGCCCAGCATCACGGATAGCATTGGCAACAGCGTTATCTTTCTTCTCCCTGGCAAGATCAGTCTTAAGGGTGGTAAGCTCCATATCCTTTGCTGCTTCCTT